TAGGAGAAGAAGAAAATGATTAAAATTAAACATTCTGGTAATGCAGGAGATATTATCTACTCGTTAAATGCGGTAAGGTCGGTAAGTTTACTTCACGATACTCAAGTAGTTTTGTTTCTAAAGTTAGACGTTCCTATCCAACTTCATCCAAGTTTCAAACATCCGCTCGGAGGGGTAATGCTCAATAAGTATATGTTCGATAATTTGAAGCCTTTACTACTTGAGTGCGACTTTATCTACGATGTTTTACCCTATACTAATCAAAAAGTAGACTATGACTTTGACAAGTTTAGAGGGGTTGGTTTAAATCTTGGTGCAGGAGATATTAAGAAATGGTATTTATATGCTTACCCAGAATTGCAGGAACATTTTGAGGATGATACTATTTTTAATTCTCGATATCCCGACATCGACAATTACATTGTTGTTAACCGTTCAGAAAGATATAATAATGGACAATTAGATTATTCGATTCTCAACCAAGTTAATTGTCCGATTTACTTTGTCGGAACTGAAATCGAATATGCCCTATTAAAATCAAAAGTAGAAAAGTTAGAATACGTTAAGCATCTGAACTTTTTAGAGTTAAAAGACTTTATTGCAGACTCGACACTATTTATCGGCAATCAATCAATGTGCTACTCAATAGCCGAGCAATGCGGTGCAAATAGATTGTTAGAAGTTTACTATGGATGTCCAAATGTAATTACAAAAGGATTTGAGATGTTTAACCAAGAAGGTTTTGAGTACGCTTTAAAACAAAACAACTTAATATGACGATAAAAGACTTAACGATTATTATTTTTAGCGGTGATAACTCTCACGCAAGGGCGGACATAGCAGGAAGGCTATCTATTTACTTATGTGCTAACCTTGACAATCCTATTCGAATAATATCACCTTATGAACCTCAAAACTATTTAGGGTTATGGCACAAGATTGACCCATTAACTTATGAGGAGGCTATGAGGTTTCAAGTAAAGGAACTCGGTTCATACTTCAGTACTAAGTATGTGATGTTTTTAGAAACAGACGGATACCCGATTAACTTTGATTTATGGAGTTATGACTTTATGAAGTTTGATTACATAGGCGCAGTTTGGAATAAGGATTGGAACTTAATTAACGGAGGCAGAGTCGGGAATATGGGATGCTCAATAATAAGTAAGAGGTTTATTGATTGGATTTCGGTTCAAGAATACAACGGAATGGTAGGCGATGTTTTTATTTGTCAGCACCTAAAACCAAAAGCAGAGGCGGAAGGGTTCACTTATGCGGATGTCGAAACCGCATTAAGATTTAGCTTTGAAAACCCTATCGAAATCGAATGGGATAGAAGTAAATCGTTTGCAAAACACTTTAAAGGAGAACACTTCCAATGAGATTACTTTTAGTTTGTCCGCAAAATGTCACAGGGGTTGAGTATCACAGAATTCTCATCCCACATTCACAATATGAACAAGTAACTGCGATACCTTCAATTGACCATCAGCCAGATTCGTTCTTCCACGATTACGATATTATCGTGTCAAGTTCAGTCATCTCAAAATTAGGCAACCAAGAACTATTGTGGAAGCAACTTAAAAGAATCGGCATCCCCGTTGTAATAGATAGAGATGATACTTGGCAGCTACCTCACTCACATCCGATGTTTAACGAATGGAAAAGAGGGCGAAGAGCCGAGCAAATCATTTACAACCTAAGACAAGCTAACTTAGTAACTACTACAACTGACTACTTAGCTAACATAATCGGCAACTTTAACAAAAACGTAGAAGTGTTACCTAATGGAATAGACTTCGAACAACCGCAATTTAAAGTTGACGAAAAGGTAAGGGAGTTAAAATCCGCAGATATGGTTCACATAGGTTGGAGTGGCTCAATAACCCACAAACAAGACGTTGAGTTATTAGATACTCCATTTTACGAACTATATCACGACCAAGACTTAATAGATAAGTACAGATTAATCTTATCGGGGTATGTGGAAAAAGACCCGACTTGGGGCTATTACGAAAAAGTATTTACCTCAAATTGGAAGATAGACGTAAACCAATACGCAAGAATAAACGCAATGGACACTAACACCTACGCAAGTGCTTACGATGCTATGGACATCGGATTGATTCCGTTAAGGCAAACAGAGTTTAACATTTGTAAATCAAACCTCAAGATGTTAGAAATGGGTGCAAAAGGTTTGGCAGTAATCGTGAGCGAAAACCCTGTTTACGAAAATATAGGACTAAATAACAAAAATTGTATATTTGTAGAAAAGAAAGATTGGTACAAGTCAATGAAGAAACTTATTAATAATGAGGAGTTAAGAATCGAACTTGCTACTAATCTCTACAACGAAGTAAAAAACAATTGGAACATCGAAAAATTGAACATTAAAAGAACCGAAGTTTATAAAAATCTATTAAAGTAAGTTATGCACCCGACAAGGATATTTAAAACACCTGAAGAGTTATTCAAAGCCTTCGAAGAGTACAAGACGCATTTAGAGTTAGAGGCTGGGAAATGGCTTAAAATTCAATATGTAGGCAAAGAAGGCGAAAGAGTTACAGATAAGTACAAGCTACCTTACACTTTAGAAGGGTTTGAAATATTTTGCTATAATAAATACGGATGTGTTAGCCAATATTTTGATAATAAAGATGGGCTTTATGCGGACTTCGTTGCTATCTGTTCGCATATAAGGAAACAAATAAGAGATAATCAAATCTTAGGAGGTATGCTTGGCATTTACAATCCGTCTATAACTCAACGCCTTAACGGACTAACGGAAAAGACCGAAACCAAAGTTGAGATAAGTGATGCGCCAGATTGGTTGAAGGGCGAAATTAAATAAAAACAACAACTCAAATAAAATGAATACCCAATTACTAAGGGTTTTAATCCTACTTGCAGCCATTCAAATAAATTTCGCCTGCAAAAAAACAGATGAAGAACATTGCAATATGGTTAGAGTTGAGATATACTCATCACGCAATTACGTCTTAGTTGACAATGTGCAAGTTTCAACTCCTGCTTTGTTTTATTGGGAAGTAGGTAAAAAGGTTGAGTTAAGCACATTAGGTTCGTGGACAGGGGACTTGGTTAAAATATCTGTTTTTAAAGAATTGATTAAAGACACAACCTTTGAAAATTTTGGGCAAGTGAAAGGCGTTTATGAAGTTCAACCCTAATTTAGTTTTTTTAGAAGATAGCTTTAAGAATCAAGGTAAGAGAATAGCAGTCTTACAAGGCGGGGCGAGGTCGGGCAAGACTTTTTCTGCTCTGCAATGGATTATTCGAACTGCAACCACTTACAAGGGTTTGACCTATTCGATAGTTAGGAAGACTTTACCCGCACTTAAGACAAGTGCAATGAGAGATTTCTTTGAGATACTTAAAGAGGTGGGTTTGTACGAAGAAAAGTACCACAACAAAAGCGAGAACACCTATACGCTAAACGGCAACTTAATCGAGTTCTTTAGCACAGATGACGCTCAAAAGATACGAGGTCGGAAGAGGAACGTGCTATTCTGCAATGAAGGAAATGAGTTAGAATTAGAAGATTGGCGGCAGTTAGTCTTAAGAACTACCGGTAAGATAATTATCGATTACAACCCTTCAGACTTCGAACATTGGATTTATGACCAAGTAATTCCAAGAGGGGATGCAGCATTATTAATTACGACCTATAAAGACAACCCACACTTACCCGATTCACTCAAACGAGAGATTGAAAACTTAGCATCGGTAGACCCAGAGTATTGGAAGATTTTTGGTTTAGGGCAAAGAGGGCAGTTGGTTGGTTTAGTCTTCAACAATTGGAGTGAAGGAGTTGTAATTCCAGAGGGTGCAAAGTTTATCGGGTTCGGTTTAGATTGGGGATTCACGAACGACCCAAGTGCAGTCGTAGGGGTTTGGAAAAGAGATGACACGCTATATGTAAAAGAACACCTTTATGAACGTGGATTAACGAACCAAGACATAAGTACTCGACTAAAAGACTTCGCCACAAATAGGGATGAGTTCTTTGCCGATAGTGCCGAACCTAAATCAATCGAGGAGGTCTATCGAATGGGTTGGAACATTAAACCTACGCAAAAAGGCAAGGATTCGATTCTAAACTCAATCGACATTCTAAGAAGATTCAAGATAGTTTTAATTGGCTCAAATCTTACAAGGGAGTTCAAGACCTACAAATGGAAACAAGATAAGGCAGGTAAATTAATAAACGAGCCTATCGACTTTAACAATCACTTAATAGACTCACTACGCTACCTTGCACTAATGAAGCTAAACGAGAATAGGAAAGGCAAGTATGTTACTATGAGAGGGTAGATTTATATTTTAGATTATGCGAATCAAACAGGCTTACTTTAATTTAACCTTAAGAAAGTTCATCGAGTTAAACCAAATTCCCAAAGAAGATTGGCTCGAAAGGCTAATGTTCGTTTACCCGAAAGCATCGAGCGAAAAGGTAAGGGACTTAGGGGAACTT